GCGGTTTGAAGCCGCAAAACATCGCTAGTTACAGTATTTTATCAAGTACGCACTGTGGTGCGCACCTGTGCGTACTTCTTTAATGACATAATGGCAAAAGTTGAATATATATCCAAAAGAGCGTTTGCAAAGAAGATACACGTTAGTGAGGGTGCAGTACGTAAGGCCATTGAATCTGGTAAGATTATTAAAGGCTTCAACGCTCAGCTTAATAAAATAAATTTTGCTATTGCGTATGAAGAATATGGCCAGGCTAAAACCACACCCAAAGCTGGGCACGGTGTGTCGCATGAAAAGGTTGCAGAAAAGCTTTCGAAGCAAAAACCGAACGACGAAGCGCACAATGATGATGAGCTAGAAGATGATCTTGCAGATATGAGTTACATCGAGCTCATTCAAAAGGTAAAAATTAATCCTACACTTTCATACCAGGAAGGTTTGCGCCGCAGCCAGATACTTAAACTGGCCACTGAAAAAATAGAACTTGAAGAAAAACAAACCAGCCTGGTACGTAAAGCTGAAGTTGACAAAGCAATGTTTGCAATGGGCGATCAACTTAAAAAAGATTTACAAAGCATACCCAGCCGTGCAGTGGCATTGATAAGATCCGCTGCAACAGAAGTAGAAGCAAATAATATTCTTGCTTTCGAAATAAACCAGGTGCTTGAATCATTTGCAGGGCTTGGATCATAACAGTAACGCTTTGTGCAGGTGGTGTTTCAAGGCTCGTCAGCCCAACCCTTGCACCAAAGTTCAATAAAGATAAAATGACGAGCCTTTAACCGTCTGCCCCACTTGCACAAAGCGTATTGTTGGTGGCAGTTAAATTTTGAACGAAATGAGCAGAATATTAACAAGAGAGGAATGCTTAAAATTAGATATTCCTTTATACAACAAGGTAATGGATAAACAATGGGCAATAGATAAAGTTGAAAAGAATTTGTCGGGCGAATTGTCTGTTTGTAAATATTGCCAAAGGAAGTATGTCATTTGTTGTATTTGTGATACAGCAGAAGAAAGGTGGAATAATATGTTAGAAGAAGTCAAAGCGGTTTCTGAACAACGGAATACTGCGTCCTATTAATTGCCACCAACGATAGGGCTTACTGCATGTGGCGGCATTTGAAAATATGATGCTCGGAACTAAAGCTAAATTAAAAAACAAAATTTTAAATATGGAACAAAAGTTAAATAGTAATTCGTCCGCTGGAGCCGCTGCTGATAGCGATATACAGCCCATTGTTATTCCTTCTGCCGACATTGCAGTAAACCCCATGTTGGCTGCTGCCTTGTTAAGCCCTGCCTTAGAATGGCAATCTGATAGAGGCGGCAGATTTGATTATCCTGCAAACTTTCGTGGTCGTGTACCATTAAAAGTAAAAGTTGCAAAAAAGGTAGAACCTGATTTGCCTTGGTTAAAAAAAGAACTTGGCGTAAAAGATGATACTGTTTGTTTAAAAGACAATGAATATTATGTATGGGTCAATAGTTATGGTGCTGTGTCTGCAATATTGCCTAATGGCGAAAGGCTTGGATTGCTGCCGTCAGAGTTTGATGTTATAGAGTGGCACGAAAGGTAGCAGCCAACGGTTTGTGGCTTGGCGATGTTGCCGAAACTGATGCTCAAAAAAGAGATGCAGTTGAAGTTACAATGTCAAGCAAAATTGAAAAACTGAACGGCAATATTGCCAAACCGCTTGTTATATGTAGTTGTGGGTGCTAATTGATGTCGCTGCTATGAAAAACTAAAGTTCGGCTGTATTATTTTTTTTGAAGCTGCGGAGCATGTATTTTTTGTATTTAAAAATCTTGAAATTATGGATAATTCAATAGTAAAAATGGGGATGATAAAGTACGATGATGGTAAAGAGTATGGTGCTTTCTTTGAGATAGCAGGAATTACTTTTAAATTACAGAAAGTAAAAACAAAACAAGCCGCAACTTTAGAAGTAAAAAGGCTTGTAAAAGCATTTTCTAAATTGCCAAATGTTGAAGAAACAAAAATGTTATGATAGAATTACATCATGGAGATTGCTTAGAAATAATGCCTTCAATACCTGATAAAAGTATTGATATGATACTTTGTGATTTACCATACGGAACAACAGCTTGTAAATGGGACACGATAATACCATTTGACAAACTTTGGGAACAATACGAAAGGATTATAAAGCCGAATGGTGCAATAGCTTTATTTAGTAGTGAGCCTTTCGGCACTTACCTAAGAATAAGCAATATTAAATATTATAGGTATGATATAATTTGGGATAAAGAAACTGGCAATGGTAGCGTTCTTTGCCATAAAAGACCATTAAAGCAGTTTGAAAAAATAAATGTTTTTTATAAAAATCAGCCTACTTATAACCCGCAAATGATAGAAAGGGATAAATCAAAGTACAGAACCCCGAGGGATATGTCCAAATGGAAGGACAGTATAACAGAAACAATGGGTATAAAAAGAATTAATCCAGTAAATTATGATGAAAATAAAAAATACCCAACTGATATACTAAAATACAACTGTAAAGAAGCGGAGTTAAACTCAAAATATAAAATACATCCAACTCAAAAGCCCGTTTCATTAATCGGTAATTTAGTAATGACTTACACTAATGAGGGTGAAACTGTTTTAGATAATTGTATGGGAAGCGGAACAACAGGGGTTGCTTGCAGAAATCTTAATCGTAATTTTATAGGCATTGAAAAAGATGAAAAATATTTTGAAATAGCTAAAAAAAGAATAAATGAAGGAGCCAATAATGTTGAAAGAAACACAGAACAAATTAGCTTGCCATTATAGCCTTACTGGGAATACTGATTATGATAATGGGTATAATCAAGCAGTTAAAGACTTATGCAAGGTTATTAGAGATGCTATTGATAAACCCGATAATCAGTGGTACACAAAACAAATTTTAGAACAAATTTTAAAATCTTACTAATTATGAAAACTGCAATGCAATTTTGTTTAGAAAAGTTTATGGTAGAAATATCAAACGAAGATGCCGCAAAATTAATTGATATGGAAATGGAACAAATAACTAACGCTTTTGTAAATGGTATGATGCAAGGTTGCACTTTGCAATTAAGGGAAGAATTTAAAATGGTGCAAACACCAGAACAATTTTTTAACGAAAAATATAAAGACAATAAGAAAATGGGATAAATACAGGTGCGATATGTGCAATGATAGCGGTGCTGTTACCACTGGTATTTCAGAAGATGGGCATACCATTTATTCTACCTGCCCATGCGTTGATGATGAAAGAAACTAATAACAATGGAAAATATTTTTACGATAAAGAAGGATAAGCTAAGAGAAATAGGCTATGATTTTGCCGAAAGTTTTTATAAATGGTGTAAAAACAATAGGATTAAAATTGAAGAACCGAAAAATAATAAGACTGGACTTTATGAAACTTTTGTAGTTCATCTTGATACTACTGAAAAGCAATTTTTATTTTCAAATAAATACTTAAAAACACTAAAATGAAAACGGCATTACAAGAGTTATTATCATGGGCAAAACACCCAATCGAAGATGGTGAAGTTAACCACTCTCTGTATAGTAAGATAAATGAACTGATGGAAAAAGAAAAACAGCAAATAGTAGATGCTTTTGAAGAAGGTGTAAATATTGGAATGAACGGAATTTACGCAGAAAGATTTTCTGCTGATATTTATTTAAACTCAAAATATAATCAAAATGACAAAGACATTTGAATTAAAAGAAAGCCCAATTTTTGATGATGAAGAACTTTATACTTCATTTACAGAATGGCATCAAAGAGTAGCCGAAGAAAGAATGGTATTAAACGAAATACTGGCTAATGAGCCTGATGGATTTGAAAGGCGCAAGGAATTATACAATAACTTTTACCGTAAAATCGGTATGGTATCAAACGATATGTTCAATGATTTCACAAATGTTATTAACGAAGACTAATGTGTGGCTTGGGTAAAAAAAATAATACAGTTATCCGTCTGCCCCATAAATGGTATGCTGGTAACAATTACACATAACGAACAGGGCTTGCCGAAGTACGGGAATTAGTATTCCGTCCGCCCATGACCGCTGCTGATTAAGAAACTGAAGTTGAAGATAACAACAAAAAGCTAAATAGAATTACGTCAAGCTGGATATGAAGCACAATAGAATTACCGCAGATGAAGATAACTTGGGTCAGCCCGTATTTTGGCAAACCCATTGTTATGCGTTCGCCCTTCTGTCCACCGTTGTTTTAATTGTGTGTCGGGGTTTTAGAAGCGTCTGCAAGCCGCAAAGGGGTACAAAGGTTAGCGTTGTGTCAAGGTTTTTGTGTGCCTTTGTACCTGTTTGTCGGCTTTTGCGTAGGATGTTTTATCTTGTCGGCATTTCTATTAAAGCAAATAATTTATTATGGCAAATAAAATTTATAAAGGAGTGAAAAGCGAAACTATAACTGAAAATATATTTAGGGGTTTTTATGGTGCTGATGCTTTCATAGAAAAGTCGGCTATTCCAAAAGAATTTGGCTTCCAATCAAAAAACAATACAAACTACAAGGGTTATCCCGACTTCCTTAGAGAAGAAGAAGATTACTTTATTGTTGTCGAAGCTAAAGCAACTATACATAAGGAAGCCGTGTCAGAAGTAAACCACTACATGACTATTAATAAGATTGAAAAAGATATTATTGGTATTGCTGTGTCTGGGCAAAATTTAAGTGATTTGAAGGTAAATTATTTTCTGAAAATTCAAGGTGGTGATGTTGTTTCCTTAAAAACTAACAATGCTTTGCTTGCTTTGTCTAACATTGATAGGTTATTTAGGCAAAATAAATATGGCGAAAGTGTTTCTGCTGAAAGTCTAACAACGGTATTAAAAAGCCTAAATAAGACTTTTAATTCAGAAAATAAAGTAAGGGATGCAGACAGAAGTTTATTTTTTTCAGGTTTAATGATTGCGTTAAAAGATAATACATTTAGAAGCACTTATAAGAATATACAAACTCCTTCCGAAGATGAAGTAAAGTCAAAAAAGCATACAGTTCTTGAAGCTCATAATTTAAACAATGCGATATTAGAAGCTATTACAAGACAGTTAACTAACAAAATAAACAACCTTTCAAAAGAATATAATTGGAGAGATAGATTTTCATTTATAAAAAATATAGATTACTCAATTATTGAGTACAGAAAAATTATTGATACGATTGAAAAGAATATTTACAAGCCGTTTCAAAATGATGAAAAGCATGATATACTTGGCAAGGCATACAAAATATTTTTGTCAAGAGCAGGGAAAATAGATAATAAGAATATTATCTTAACTCCTGACCATATAAAAAGCCTAATGGTTGAATTAGCAAGACTAAATGCTAATGATGTAGTAATTGATACTTGTGCTGGCACAGGTGGTTTTTTGATGGAAGCAATGGAAGTAATGATTACAAAGGCAAATAATGATGATGCTATTATTCATAACATAAAAGAACACCAACTGTTGGGATTTGAAGTTGACCCTGTATTGTTTGCCTTAGCTTGTTCAAATATGTTTTTGCATGGCGATGGCAGAACCAATATGTTGTTTAGGAGCAGTTTGTTAAATGATAGACACGAAAGCATTTTAAACAATAAGGACGCAGAACTTTTAAAGTTCATACAAGATACTAAGCCAACAAAGTGCATAATCAACCCCCCATACGAAAACAACAACTCAATAAAATTTGTAAAACAGGCGATTGATTACTTAGAGCCTAATGGGAAGCTGGTTATTATTATGCCAACCCCCACTTTGACACAAAACCAAAATGGATTGGCAAAGGAACTACTTGAAATTGCTAAGTTGGATTTTGTTATAAAGATGCCATTTAAAATCTTTACAGAGCAGAAAAGAACAGTAAATACCTCTGTTTTTGGTTTTACGAAAACTCCACATCAGCAAAATGATGAAGTGTTGTTTTATCACTTAGAAGATGATGGGTTTGTAAGTATTCAACATAAAGGAAGGGTTGATAAATATAAAAAATGGGATGCAATAAGAGCAGATGTTATACATAGTATTTTGAACTCAACAGAGAAAAAAGGTGTTTGCGAAAAACGTAAAATATTCAAAGATGGCATTCTGAACTTTGCTGGTGTTCCAAATATTTATAATCGAAAGTCAAAAATGATTTTGATTGATGATTTGTTTATTGTCGAAAAAGGTTCTTTAGCAAGTGAAAACAGCGAAGAAGGAGAGTATGACTTTGTTACTGGGTCTGAAGATTGGAAACAACATAATTCATACGACTACGATAAAGAAGCTATTGTTTATGTTGTTTCTGCTGCTGGTTCACTTGGTAGAAGCCATTATGTAAACGGAAAGTTTATTGCAAGTAATTTATGTCTTGTATTAACGCCTAAACAATCTAAAGACTACCCAATTAATTTAAAGTTTTATAACACCTACTTTAATTATATAAGAAAACAAATGGTTTCAGACTTGGCTGATGGTACTTCAAAACTTACAATTAGAGAAGACGATTTGAAAGCATATTATATTGATTATATTGATATAAAGTATCAAAATGACTTTGCAAAGAACCATATTGAACCGTTCCAAAAAAAGCAACATCAATTAAAGCAGGAAATTGAAAAGTTGTCAAATACAATAAATAGTAGCTTAGTAAAGATACTTTGATGGTGTCCTAAGAAGCGTATGCAAGATTTTAGCTCTTTTGCAGGTTTGGTCTGTGTCAAGGTTTTGTGAGCCTGCAAATGTGCTAAAATGTGTGTCGGCAAAGAAGCAGAGCTATTAAAACAAATTTGAAATACTGTCGCCCAAAATGTCAACTGTCTGCCGATTAAAGGACTGTCGCAGGGTGACGCATAACATCTTTCTTCCCGCACTCTTTATAATAATCAATAACTTATATGTCACGTAAACAAGAACTACTTAACCAATTTAAAAAGGAACTGCAACTTCGTAACTATGCCCCAAACAGCATAGATACCTATTCCGGTTACCTGGGCCAGTTCTTAGATGCAATGCAGGGCGCACCAAAGCCACTACCACTGCAGCATATAAAAGATTTTTTATTAAAGATCACCAATATGAATACCAGGGCAATGTATGTAATCAGCATCCGTAATTTTTACAACTTCGTTTTAAAAACACCGCTGAATCTTGATGATATTCCATACCCGCGCAAAACCAACTATCTGCCCCAAATACTCAGCATACAGGAAGTTCAGCGTTTAATAAATGGAACGCAGAATATTAAACACCGGGCAATGCTGCAGATAATCTATAGTTGCGGATTGCGGGTAAGCGAAGTGCCCGAAATTGAATGCAATAAAACCATTTGCCATATAGATAGCGATCGTAAAACATTGCTGGTAAAAGGTGCCAAAGGTTTTAAAGATCGTTACGTACCACTTCCATTGCCAACCATTAACCTTTTAAAAACTTATCGTAAAACAGATCCTGTGGGCAAGTGGTTGTTCATGGGGCAAAACCAGCAAAAATATACGGTACGCAGTATTCAGCAGGTGTTTCACCAGGCAAAGCAACGGGCAGGTATTTATAAAAAAGTAACTACGCATTCGCTTCGGCATAGCAGGGCTACTCATTTATGCGAAGGTGGTATGGATATTTACGAGCTTAAGATATTCCTGGGCCATAATAATATAAAAACAACCGAAATTTATTTGCACCTCAGTAAATCAGCATTGGTAAGCAAAACCGAAATGGCAGATTTAATAATCGCACAGGCACTGGCAAATACTGAAATGCGGCTCGAATTTGCTCATGCATAATCCAGCAGCACAAGAGTGCAACGCAACCACAGCTTAATTAATAACAAAACCTCTGGCTCATAAATGTCTACCAACCCCATCATAGATTACAGCATCATCGCCGGTTTCCTTCGTGGCATCCGTCCGGATCCTTTGCTCACCGTTTCGCAGTGGGCCGATCATCACCGCGTACTGCCACAAACAAACAGTGAACCCGGTCGTTTCCGCACCAGCCGCACACCATACAACAGGGAAATTGCCGACAGGCTCAGCGCCACCGATCCTGCACAGATCATTATCTTTAAAAAATCATCGCAGATCGGTGCCACTGAAACTGCAAACAATTGGGTAGGTTACGATATCGACATAGCCCCCGCTCCTATGCTCTACATCATGCCCACCGATACCATGATGAAAGACACCAGCAAAAACCGCATTCAGAAGCTGATAGATACCACGCCGCGCATCAAAGCAAAGATCAAACCCAGCAAGGCCAAAGACAGCGGCAATACCATACAGTATAAAGAATTCGAAGGCGGGTTTATAAAAATGGTTGGTGCCAATAGCCCGGTAGGTTTAGCCTCCACTGCTGTGCGTTATGTTTATGCCGATGAAGTAGACCGTTACCCCCTCGATGTTGGCGGCGAAGGTTCAGCCCTCGACCTGGCTAAAACCCGTACCATTAGCTTTGGTGCCCGAAAGAAAATATTCATTACAAGTACACCCACAAAGAAAGGCACCAGTGTTATCGACAATGCATTTAAAGAAACCGGCCAGCGGTATTATCATGTGCCCTGCCCGCATTGTGGCAGCGGCCAGGTATTAAAATTCGAGCAACTGCGTTGGACAAAAGGCGACTACACCACCGTAGAATACGAATGCATCCATTGCCGCACCAATATTTCCGAATTCCACAAAACCCGCATGATCACTGCCGGCTGCTGGCTTGCCACTCATCCGGAGAAAGAAGATGGCATTACCTACGGCTACCACATCAATGCATTGTATGCACCGCAGGGCTGGTATAGCTGGGGCGAAATGGCAAAAGATTACGATGATAGCGAAGGCAACATTCCAAAGCGCATCACTTTCATAAATACAAAGCTGGGCGAGTGTTACGAAGAAGAGGGCGAGGTGCCCGATTACCAGCGCCTCTATGCCTTACGTGAGCTATATAAACAAAACACCCTCATGCCCGAAGTATCATTTATCACTGCAGGTGTCGATGTTCAGGCAGATCGCTTAGAGCTGGAAATCGTGGGGTGGATAAAAGGCAAAGAAAGCCAGAGCATAGATTACCGAATCATAAGCGGCGACACCAGTAACCCCGACACCTGGAAGAAACTTGACTTTGTGCTCAATGAAACATTTGCCAAAGCAGATGGTACCCTGTTCCCCGTTTCAGCAATGGCAATAGATACCGGTTACAACACAAAGTATGTGTACGATTTCTGTATGCGCTACCAGGGCCTTAACCGCGTGTTTCCCGTAAAAGGCAGCGATGCCCTCGCCACCATGTACAGCGCCCCAAAAGCGGTGCAGGTAACCCGTGCAGGGCAAAAGGTAAACAGCATCAAAGTATTTCATGTGGGTGTAAGCCTTATAAAAAGCGAGTTGTATGGATGGTTAAAGCTCAATCCCAACGAAGATAAAACCTACCCGCCCGGTTATTGTCATTTCCCGCAGTACGATACCCATTATTTCCGGGGCATCACTGCCGAAAAACTCGAACGCAAAACCAATAAAAAAGGCTTTGCAGTGTACGAGTGGGTAAAGGTTTATAAAAGAAACGAGGCGCTCGATTGCCGGGTATATGCCCGTGCCGCCGCCGCCATCTTCGGCATGGATTTTATGAAAGAGGAACATTGGCAAAAGCTGCAAAGCACCATACCCGCAACCAGCGGTAAAGAGCCAGCAATCAATAAACAAAAAAAGAAAAAACGCGAAAGCATCTGGTAATGGTCCGTTTCTCACAGCCGTCATTTCGAAGCAGGCACGACTGAGAAATCTTTTGAGCCAAACAATAGATCATGAATGAAGCTTTGTTGCGTCGCACACTTGTACGTTCAGATCAAAAAATAACATTATGGAATTAGAACAAATATCAGAAAGCAAACACAAAGAACTTTTATCGCTACTCAATCCACTAATTGATTTTATGATTGAAAATAAATACAATTACTTTTTAGTTGCAGGAAAAGACGGTATTTGTACTCGTCATTTAAGAGGTGATTACGATGAAGTGCAAGGAATTATTATCGGTATGATGGAAAAACAAAAGCAAGTAGCCGGCATGCTTAAAGATATTGTCAGCAATTTTAAACAAACCGAAAAATAATACCCATATATGAACCTCCCCGCTATCACACTCCACCTTAACTTCTTTCAATGGTCCTGGTTATCAAACACGGTCCGTACAACTGCAGAAATTGCACCAGTACATAACTACGAGCTGGAAACTTTGGTAATACAAGATATGTACAAACGCAGGCTGCACAGCTTTACATTCTTCAATAACAAAAATAAAATGGGCATGGCGCTATCGCTTCATCAGTACGAAGCCATGGCCATCAATAGCTATTTCAGCGAAACAAATCATGAATACACAGTATTTATGCGCATGTTCATTGAACCCAAATTAATTTCAGGCAAGGTACCTGCACGCAATTGAGCATTTGTTAACAACATGTGCGTTTAACGCAACAAAATTATTTTTCACTTTCTGCTTTCACATAATTTTACAGTTACCAAAATTCTTTCTTAACAAACTGTAGTCAGCATGTCATATACCAATCCCGTACAAGAGAAGATCATTAAAGCAGCCTGCGATCATTTCGGTATCTCCGAGCCCGAATTATTATCCATCACCGCCTACAATGTAGCCTACATGCGGCATATCTGCTTTTACCTCATTAAATGCAACACCATGCTCAGTAAAAGTGCAATTGGTTTCCGTTTTAATAAAACCAAAAGCCCCGTAGAGCATGGTATCGATATTATCAGCTGTACAAAAAGTAAGTATGTGCAAACTTTGGGCGATTTAAAAAAAATCGCAGAAAAAGCCGGAATTTCGGAATATTAGTTGCGTTTTACGCAATAAAAAGTAAAAAAAATAGCTTTTTATGGCTTTTACACTCGATCAGTTAACCGCTTTAGATGCCGCCATTGCACAAGGTGCGCTCACCGTTAAGTATGCAGATAAAGAGGTCACCTACCGCAGCCTCGATGAAATGCTGCGTTTGCGCAATGTAATCGCCGCAGAAGTTGCACCAGGCACATCGGCAACCTCAGCAAGAAAGTTTGGTACCTATTCCAGCGGCCTCACATAAATACAATTTCATCACCAAATAAATACACTACCAAATTATTACATGGCAAAGATGAAATTCAACATACTAGATCGCATTATTAGTGCAGTTGCACCCGAAGCAGCCTATCGCCGCTTACAATTCCGCAAAGCCCTTAATCTTATTGGCACCCGCCGTTTCGATGCTGCATCTGGTGGGCGTCGCACATCGCAATGGGTAGCAACCTCAACCAGTGCAAACTCCGAAATTCATAGTGCCCTCACTTTCCTGCGCAACCGTAGCCGCGACCTGGTACGTAACAACGGATACGCAAAAAAAGCGGTTCAGGAAATTGCCAATAACATCGTAGGCGTGGGTATTCTTGCCACACCCATGGCAGGCAGCGATCTTCAAACAAAAAAATTAAAAGCCGCCTTTACCGCATGGGCCGATTCTACCCAATGCGATTACGATGGCCATTTAAACCTTTACGGTATTCAACACCTTGCCGCTTTGTGCCTCGCAGAATCCGGTGAAGTGCTCATTCGTAAACACATCAACACTGCAAAAGATGCCATCTTTCCATTGCAGTTGCAGGTGCTCGAACCTGATTTTATCGATACCAGCAAATACCAGGATCGCCTTAGCGATGGCGGTTACATTTATTACGGTGTAGAATTCAACAGTGCAAATCAGATTGTAGCATATTGGCTTTGGCCAAATCATCCCGGCGATCAGTTGCATTACAATACAAGTTCTGTTCGCACTCCCGCTGCTGAAATCCAGCACATCTTTAAAAAAGAACGCCCCGGCCAGTTTCGCGGTATTCCTTTCGGGCACGCCGCCATGCTGCGCCTTAAAGATTTGGACGAGTTTGAAGATACACAGCTCATACGTCAAAAAATTGCGGCATGCTTTACGGTATTTCGTCGCAAAACAAATGTGGTACCCATTGGCGGCACCGATGATGGCACTAACCCCGACCGCCTCGAAAAAGTAGAGCCTGGTATCATAGAAGATCTGGCACCCGGCGAAGAGGTAAGCTTTGCCATGCCGCCCGATGCCGGAGCTAACTACGATCAGTATACAAAATCGGTTCTTCGTGGTATTGCCGCAGCTTATGGTATCGATTATGTAACCCTCACCGGCGATTTAACCGCTGTTAATTTCAGTTCAGGCCGTATGGGTTGGTTACAGTTCCATCGCAACATTACCGTATGGCAATGGAACACATTCATACCCATGATGTGTAATAAAACATGGCTTTGGTTCATGCAGTTGGCAGTTATAAATGGTATTGCAAAAACGCAACTGGTCCCGGTACGTTGGACTACCCCACGCCGCGAAATGATCGATCCATCAAAAGAAATTGAAGCCCAAAAGTCAGCAGTGCGTGCGGGCTTCACATCATGGCAGGAAACCGTACGCGAAAATGGTTACAATCCTGAAGATGTACTGGCCCAGTTAAAAGAAGATAAAGAAAACTTCGATAAGCTTGGCCTCGAACCAGAATGCGATCAACGTTTTGATAAAGACAAACAAACCGGAGAAGTACCACCAAAAGGCAAGAAAAAACCAGCAGACACGGAAACATAATCCCCGTCACTTCGATTTTTCCTTTGCACCGTCATTTCGAAGGAGGCACGACTGAGAAATCTCATGAGCCCAACAGTTGCGTAAATCGCAACATCCTTGCACAGTTTATCCCGAACTTGTTTCGGGGCACACTTGTACACCATAACTTTTATCAGCAATGAAAGAATTACAAACCCAAAAAGAAAATATTGCAGTTGTTCAAAAAGTTGCTGAACAAAAAAAGCAAATTTTCCTCGGCAGGCTCAACCCGCATAAAGGCCAGTTCTGTTACCAGCTCAATATAAAAACAGGCGCATTAACCATTGCAGAATTCAACCAGGTAAACCATAACCTCGATGGCTCTGTTCAAAAAAAGATCATTGTAAAAGAAGATTGCATTTACACAACCGCCATTAACCCGCAAAATGCGCAACGCAAGTTTTTCAAAGCATTAAAACAAACCCATGCCTAAAACCTGCAACAAAGAAGGCTGCACCAGCAACATCTTTGGTGGCGGCTATTGCAAAAGTCATCAGTACCTGCGTACAGATAAAAAACAAAAGCCCATTAAGCCATTCAGTGCAAAACGTGTACTGGTAAATAAACTTTATGCCGCCAAAGCAGCACTGTTTTTAGCAACGCATAAAAAGTGCGAAATAAATTCACCCGATTGTCCACACAATCAGCCAGGCAAAAACCTGTATAATATTTTTCCGGTCCATATTCACCATGTACGTGGCCGTGGCGATAATCTAATGAACCAGGAATACTGGATGGCAGCTTGCGATCCTTGCAATGTCTACATAGAAGATCATCACGCCTGGGCAGTAGAGAATGGTTTTAAAGTTTCCCGACATGCCATTACACAAGCCGAATAAACTAAGAACACAGAATGAACAAACTGCAATGCTGCAACATTCTATTTTCGTATCTCTATAAAGTGCGATAAACGCAACTCATACAATGCCAGAGATTAAAAAGCAAATACAATCACATTTACGTTCAGCAGAATTTGTACCGGGTAGTTTCAATGAAGAAAACTATACGGTAGATGTTGTTGCTGCAACCGATGCGCCTGTTTTGCAGATGAGCTGGGATGGTCCGGTAAACGAAGTGCTTTCTATGGATGCTTCCAGTGTTCGTATGAGCCGCTTAAATGCCGGGGCAAATGTGTTGGATAACCATAACAAATATTCCAGCGTAACTACTGCAGTATTGGGTGTGGTAAAACGTGCATGGATTGCAGCAGGTAAATTGAATGCAACGATTCAGCTAAGCAAACGCGATGAACTTAAAGGCTTTATCCAGGATGTAAAAGATGGCATTGCCCGTAATATATCTGTTGGCTATCGTGTGTACCGCATGCTGATCGATGAATCAGTAGGCGATATTCCTACAGCAACCGCAACAGATTGGGAGCCTTTCGAAATATCCTTTGTTTCTGTTCCCGCAGATTACAATTCTACAACCCGTTCACAATCCGATTCAATTCCTACAAACGAAGTAACAATAATTCAAAATTCTAAAACACGTAATATGGCCGACGAAATTGTAATTCCAGCCGCTGCTGCCGCAGCTCCTGTAGCACCGCCACCTGCCGCTGCTGCTGAAACTACAGTGAATGTAGAAAACGAACGCAAGCTGGCAACCCAAAATGCAACCACCCGTTCAGTGGATATCATCGGCGCATGCCGTGCAGCCGGTTTTGATATCGATTTTGCAGAAACCCTTATTAAGGATACTGGTTTATCCATCGATGGTGCACGCGCTGCAATCATAAACAAATTGGCAGAAAAACAATCTGCTGCACCACGTAGTGCATCAGTTGCAGTAATCGGCGATGATGAAACAGTAAAAGCACGCAACGCTGTAGAATTCGCTTTAATGCATCGTGCAGCACCTGGCCAGTTTGAAATTGGCAAACAGGATAACCCCGCCAGCGCAATGGCCGTAGCTTATCGCGGCATCAGTGTACTGGATGCAGCAGCTATTTTGCTTGAACAGCGTGGCATTAAAGTTAACAGGTACGATAAACAGGATCTCTATGCACGTAGCATGAGCACCAGCGATTTCCCCAATCTGTTAAGCAACATTGCAAACAAATTTTTGCGCAAAGAATATACCCAAACTGCCCAAACATTTAAGGCGATTGCTACCCAGCAAAACCTGCCCGATTTTAAAGCGGCAAATGGTATTCAGTTTGGTGGTGTTGCTTCCTTCGAAGAAGTTAAAGAAGGTGCAGAATATAAATTCGGTTCTTTCACCGAAACAGTTGATAACTGGAAGCTTTCCACCTACGGTAAACTGTTCCGCTTCACCCGCCAGATGATGATCAACGACGATCTTAATGGTTTCATCCGCGCTGCAAGGCTTATTGCAATTGGTGCAGCAAACAACGAAAGCGATATATTCTGGTCCATAATCACAAGCAATGCTAAGGTGAGCGATAATAAAGCATTATTCCATACAGATCATGGTAACCTTGCCGGTTCAGGTGCAGTGATTAGCGCAGCAACTTTAAGTGATGCACGCACTGCAATGCGCCGTCAGACTGGTTTAACCACCAAAGAAAAGATTGAAGTATATCCTAAATACCTGGTAGTTGCACCAGAACAGGAGCTTGCCGCAGATCAGATCATTTCAGTGGTTACACCAAACCAAACCAGCCAGGTGAATCCGTTCCAGGGTAGCCTTTTAAAGATCGTGGAACAAAGGCTTGCCGCAACTGCATGGTACCTGTTCGCCGATCCTGGTATGCTGGAATCATTCACTTATGGTTACTTAAACGGTAACGAAGGTTTATACACAGAAACTCAATACGGTTTCGAAGTAGATGGTGTTACAATGAAGGCCCGCCAGGACTTTGCCGCCAAAGCATGGGATTATCGCGGTTCTTACAAAAACCCTGGCGCATAGTTTTAAACCCGTCATTTCGAACGCAGTGAGAAATCTGCTGTATTGTTTACAAAAAGTTCTTAAACAATTATAAAAAATATCAGCGCCTGCCACGCAGGTGGGCGCTCTTTTTAAAAATACAAATCATGGCAAAAAATCTTATAGCCTGCGGCGATGTTCTGGATTACGTAATACCAGCATCTACCACCATTACAAGTGGCGATCCTGTTCTTGTTGGTAATGTGCTCGGTGTAGCCATTACCGGAAGTGCTACCGAAGGCGATGTGATCGCTGTGCAGGTAGAAGGTGTTTTTGAACTCACCAAACGCACACATGCAAGTAATGCTGCTTTTGCACAGGGCGATAAAGTGTATTGGGATGTATCAGCCTCTAAAGTTGATAACACGCCCGATGGTGGCACCAATAAAGCTATTGGTTATGCTTATAAAGCTGCGGGTTCTACCGATACCACCGTTCAGGTTTCTCTTGAAGCATCTGTTGCTGGTCAGGCTGCAGTTGTTGCTGCACTAACTGATAACTCTGGTGGTTCGGCTTCTGGTACATTGGCTGCAATCACTTCTACCACTCCGGCAGATCTTGCTGCAGTAGGTGTGCAGCTTGGTGTTATTAAAAATGCCATCGCATCACTGGCCGCTAAAAATGCAGCCGTACTTACAGCATTGAAAGATGCCGGTTTAATGGCTTCAGCTTAGTAACGTTCCAACCGTACAAGTGTGCGACGCAACAGCAGCCTCATAGCATTCATTACGCCTGGCTAAAAAGTATATGGCAAACATTTTCGATACCCTGCAAAGCTCCATGATCGATACGGTTACCACCACTATGGGTTATGCAGCAAGTTGGACGCCCCTCGCCGGTGGCGATGCATTTACCGGCGCAGTTCTTTACAAAGGTCCTACTGAAAAAGAAAAACTGGCCAATGCTGATTATGATCCCGATAAACTTACACTCGAATACAAAGAGGGATTGTTTACAGGGTTGAAAGAGGCATCAGATACAAGTGCCCGTGAAGTGATCAGCATAGAAACCATAGGCGAATTTTTCATTATGTCAGTAAGTAAAAGGTGGGATGGTAAAACATACGAAGCCCGCCTGCAGGTTAAAACATAAAAGTTCTTTTACATTCTTAATTATTAATTCTTCATTCCCGTTGCCGTTTAACTACTACGATATCGAAAACGAAATAGCCACCAAACTTACTGTACTATTATCAGCAGTAGCATTGGCTACGGTGCTTTTCGAAAATGAAAAAGATCGTAAAACGGCACAGGATGCTGCGCAGAAAGATAACAAAGCATTGGTGATCGTTGCATACAATGGCAGCGATTTTCAAAACTCCAATTCGCTCAATTATCTCAACCAGGATGATAGCATGACTTTCGTTTGCAATGTTATGGCAAACAACCTGCGCAGCACTAACGGCATTCATAATGTAATCCGGCTTATTAAAAGTGCTTTACTCGGCTTTCAACCGGCAAATAGCAGCCGGCTTGTTTTAAAATCCATTGAATTCGAAAGCCGGGATAATGATACAGCAATGTGGAGTTACAATGTAAGCTTCACCTGTAATAAAAAAGCAGTACAGGCAACTGTAGATGGCGATGATGATACTACCGCATCTGCAAACCTGGTACAAACCATTTTCGATGATAAAAGTATCAACAACATTTCTTATTAAACTACAAATTCTTTATCATGGCATACTTACACGGGGTTGAAACAATCGTAAATACTACAGGTCCTGTTCCCGTTACGGTAATAAAATCCGGTGTTATCGGCCTGGTAGGTATCGCACCCATTGGCCCGCTCAATACATTAACCGCTGTTAACAATCCTGCCGATGCTGCACAGTTCGGTAGCCCGTTAACCGGCTTCAGTATTCCACAGGCTTTGGCAGCAATTTTTAAACAAGGCGCCGCATCTGTACTGGTAATAAATGTTTTCGATCCTGCAAGCTCTTCCATGTACGATCAGATAACCAACGAAGCGCAAACCGTTACAGCTGGTAAACTAAAACTGGCTTATGCGCCCACCAGTGCAGTAACCATAAAAAAAGCAGATGGTACTACCGATACTACCCTGGTAAAAGATACCGATTACACGCTGGATGTATACGGTAATTACACGGTAATCAGCACCAATGCAGATCAGTCGAATGCAACAATTTTAAAGTTCACTTACAAAAAATTAAAACCCGCAGGCATTACCAGCGCTGTAATTATCGGTGCCAACACCAGTGGCGTACGCACCGGCATTCAATGCTGGGAGCTTGCTAAAAATACTTTTGGTTACAATCCAAAAATTCTTATTGCACCCGGTTACAGCAGCGTTAATGCAGTGGCAACCGAATTGATCAGCAAGGCAGATGCGTTCCGTTCCATCACCCTGTTAGATGCTCCGGCAGCAACAACGGTGGCAGGTGCTATTGCCGGTCGCGGCGTTAGCGGCACCATCAATTTCAATACTTCCGGCAAACGGGCAATGTTGCTGTACCCTTACCTTAAACAGTACGATATCGCCACCGATTCAAATGTCAATTATCCATACAGCCAGTTCATGGCCGGGGTAATCGCCGCAACTGATGCAGCAAAAGGTTACTGGTACAGCCCCAGCAATAAAGAAATTGCCGGTATCGTAGGTGCAGAGCTTAATATCAGTGCAGGCGCCAACGATGCCAATACAGATGCCAACCAGTTAAATGCTGCGGGCATCACCACTATTTTTAACACATTCGGTACAGGTATCCGCACCTGGGGCAACCGCTCAGCGGCTTATCCAACGGTTACCACGCCGGATAATTTTATAGCAGTTCAACGCACTGCAGATGTGGTACACGAAAGCCTTGAAAATGCAGCTTTGCAGTTTATTGATCTGCCCATTAACCAGGCGCTCATCGATACCATCCGCGAAACGGGTAATGCGTTTATCCGCACGTTAATTCAGCGGGGTGCATTAATCACCGGTAGCCGTATAGAATTCGATAAGGCAAAGAATACACCGGTACAAATTGCAGCGGGACAATTAACCTTCGATATTGTTTTTATGGTCCCTGTTCCTGGTGAGCGCATCACGTTCAACAGCTTTATCGATATCACATTGCTCAGCAGCCTTCAATAAGCAGCCGGGTTTTAATTTTTAATTCTTAATTACTAATTCTTAATTCATGCTACAGATAAACCGGGTAATAAACGCAAATGTATATGCTGATGATCTTAGTTTGCTGGGCACTGCTGAAGAAGTTGAGGCACCAAAACTCATGCAGGTAATGGCCGAGCATAAAGCACTTGGCATGGTAGGCAAAACCGAATTTCCATCGGGGTTCGATAAGATGGAAATGCGCATAAAATGGAATGCCATTTATGCCAATGTAATGGCTAAGTTCAACAACCCGTACAAAGCAATACGCCTGCAGGTTCGTGCAAGCTTAGAGAGTTGGGAAGGTGGAGACCGTGTGGCGCAGGTACCCGTGGTTATTTATGCAACCGTACAAAGTAAAGGCATGCCAATGGGCAACTTTAAGCCCAACGATAATGTAGAGATAGAAAGCAATTTAAGCTGCACACATGTAAAAATGGAGATCGACGGTATTGAGATTGTGGAATTTGATGCCAGTGCAAACATCTTTAAAATAAACGGTGTAGATCAGCTTGCTGATTACCGTAACAATATCGGCGCGTAAAGATTTTGGGGCCGTGCTATGGCCTTCCATAGCATCGGCTCTTGCGTCGCACACTTGAACGTTCGGATAATATTTCAACAAATACCAAAACAGTTATGGAACAAGATCAAGTTTTTCCAAAGCCGACATCAGACGGCTTTTGTTATTTAAACGAAGAAGATGAATTGCTCGGGATAGAAAGTAAAACCTACGAGAACGATAAAGAAGTAAAGCGGGTAATACTTTCTAAAGGCCGTAAAGCAATCATCCGCGAACTGGCAGCGTGGGAAATGGAAGATACCGGCAAGGTGGTTAAAAACGAAAAAAATGGCGATGGTACATTGATGGCCATTGCAGCCGCAGCCACTACCATCGATGATAAAAAGATCGTGTTCGAAGATGTAAAATTTATGAAGGCAAAGGATTGGACAAAAATTAAAACAGCAGTTGCCCGCCTAAATTTTTAATCAGCCGTGAAGATATTGCTTTCACGGCGCAATACTACGGGCAAGATCCTCGAAAGGTTCTAAAAGAATGGACTTCAAAAGAAGTTTTTACCTGGCACAATGAAGCTGTAAAAATTCACAACAAACTGAATAATACCAATGGATAAAACTTTGAAAATAGCATTGATCTTAACCGCTGTAGATAAAGCTTTCAGCGTAATAGATAAATCTGTTTCCAAAGCATCTAAACGCATACAGGCATTAAACAGTTTTGGTTCTACTGCTGCTATTGTTGGCGGCGCAATAACCGGCATTGCAGGCAATTCATTACAGGCGGCAAGGGAAAACCTTGAAGCCAACCGCAGGCTGGAACAAGTATTTCGCAGTATGGGCGATGCCACCGGTGTTGCAGCAAAACAGGCAGAAGATTATGCAAGCAAATTAGAATTGCAGATCGGTGTGGAAGATGAAGTGATTATGGCAACGCAGGCAAAGATCGCAACCTTTAATAAAGTGAGCGATTCAACGGCCCGGATGGCTGGTATTTTCGACCGGGCCACACAAGCTGCATTCGATATGGCATCAGCAGGCTTTGGCGAAGCAGATCAAAACGCTGTGCAACTTGGTAAAGCCTTGCAGGATCCTGTTAATGGCATCAATGCATTGCGCCGCAGTGGTATCACATTCAGCGATGCAGAAAAGAAAAAAATCAAAATTCTTGTTGAAAGTAATAAAACTTTAGAGGCACAAAAGATCGTTTTAGCAGCAGTTGAAAAACAAGTAGGCGGTGTTGCTAAAGCTACAGCCGATCCTATACAGGTAATGCAAACAGCATGGAGCGAAGTAACTGAGGAGATTGGTAAAAAGCTTATGCCTTATGTGCAACAATTTGCAGCCTGGCTTACTACGTTTATTCCAATGGTTATAGATTGGGTAGATGCAAACAGCAAACTTATTACAACCATTGCGGCAGTCGGTGCGGCATTGTTGGTTGTGGGTACCGTTTCAAAAATCGTTTCTGCTATTCTTGCAACCAATCCAATTGTATTGATCATTATGGCCATTGCTGCTGCTGCCATTTTAATTTACACTTATTGGGATCCGATTAAAGCCTGGTTCATCAATCTTTGGGATAAAGTAAAAGCCGTGTTTAACACAGCGTGGGAATTCATTAAAAACATTTTCCTGCATTATACGCCGGTTGGGTTGGTAATAAATAACTGGTCCAAAATAACAGCCTTCTTTACCGGCCTTTGGGATAAAGTAAAACACCTTTTTGTAGCCGCATGGGAGTGGATTAAAAACATCTTCCTCAATTACACACCCGCAGGGTTGATTATTAAATATTGGGCACCCATTACAGGCTGGTTCACTAACATGTGGGATAAAATAAAAAACATCTTCAGCAGTGCATGGGATTGGGTGATGAACCTGGGCAATAAGTTTTTTGATGCCGGTACTAACATTATTCTCAATATTTGGAATGGCATAAAATCAATGATCGATAAGCCTATTGAAGCCATTAAAGATATGGCCACTAAGATCCGTGCTTACCTGCCTTTCAGCCCGGCAAAAGAAGGTGCGTTGCGCGACTTGCATAAAGTAAAGATCGTTGAAACTATAGCAGCAACAATAAAGGCACAGCCTGCAATCAATGCCATGAAAAATGTAACCGGCGCAATAGCAGGTACGGGTGGTTTAAACAGGGCTACGCCTGTTGCCTATAACAATGGCGGCAACAATTTTACTTTTCAGTTTACATTAAACGGTGGTGCAACACAGGCAGATGCTGATATGCTCACCGATGCTTTTAATAAAAAGGTTATCAAAGTAATGAAGGAAGAAGAGGCCCGCAAAAAACGAGTAACATTTTAAACTATGTATGCGCAGCTGGGAAATATATTATTTGCAAATCAAAACGGTTTCGATTCGTTTTCTAAAACCGATGATACTACCTATGCCCAGCACGATCTGATCAGTGGCAAGCCACGCCTGCAGCCTGTTGCAAATGAACTGGAAGAAATAACCATAAGCCTGCACCTGCGTGCAGAGTTTGTTAATGTAGAAGATTCAATTCTGGCTTTAAAAACAAGTAAAGATTCTTTCGAAATACTGCCATTGGTGCTGGGTAGTGGCCGTTACCTGGGCGATTATGTTATTACCAGCATTGGCGAAACACATAACACTGCTTTTGATGATGGCCTGCTGATCGATGCTACCGTATCACTCACCATCCGCGAATATTCCACTACCGATAAGTTACAGCAGCAACAAAATGCAGCCCGTAAAAATGCCTTTGCAGTAGGCGATAAAAAACCCGTGCTCACCGGCTTAACCCAACCAGCAACCGTTGCACAAACAGCCACACAGGATGCCAGTATTATGAACAGTGAGTGTAAAGAGATTGACCAGGCGGTACGGGATTATGCAAACAATCCATCAAAGGCAGAACAGCTTGCAACAAAAATTCAAAAGAGTATTGCCAACACACAGGACAGCATAGAAAAATACCAGGGAAAAATAAATGTTTTAGCGAGTGTTTTTGAAGATACCAATAGTGTTGAACAGGCATTGCAAAACTTAAGCGATGCCACCAACAGCTTTACATTTCCTGTTCCCGGTTTGGGTTCGCTGCAAAGCAGCAATCTTTTTCTGCAATCTGCATTGCAGGGTTTCAATACAGCCAACAGCATCTTAAATTATAAAGTGATCATTCGCCGCGCATGAACAATTTCGAATACATAACAAGAGAGAATCAAAGGTGGGATCAAATTGCGTACTCCGCTTATGGTGTAACCAGCATTAATGAAAATGGTGTAAACGAACCGGCAATGAAACGCATTATAGAAGCCAACCCCACCATACCCATTGCAGATAAATTAGCCGGTGGCATCATACTGAATATTCCGGTGCTCGAAAGCAATTCACCAAAAACAAATACGGAGCTGTTGCCACCATGGAAAAAGTAAAGTTATACAGTACAAGAGTGCGACGCAACGAAAGC